CAAAATAACCAGGGCTGGTAGCCGATAGGAAATTAACCATCGCTGGGATACAAACCTCTTTCTGGGTAAAGAGCTGACCCTCACCAATACAGACGGGACAACGCCCAAAGGTAAAATTGACAGGGCTGATAGTGCGCTCCTGATCAGTAGCAGAAAAGACAGTCGTGGCCGCAACAAAAGACGCATCAAAAACATTGGAAGACTTCTTGTTAATGGAATCCCAAATACAATTAGGGCAATCCACAAACACAGGGCTTTCCTGAATGATACTTAGTTGCTGAGAAAGATCTAGTACCAGCTGCTGAATAAGCTTTTTGTACTGCTTCTTTACCGCCCCCGGTACCAGCTGCTTAGGCATTAGTCTACCCTGACTCCTTCGAGGCTGTAAGAAGCATTATAGCGGGCACATTCAATCATCTCTCTGATCTTCTGCTTCATGTCCGCTAAGTCCTCGTTCCGAGCCTGAAGACCCCGTGTATTACTGAACGAAGTATCACCATCTCGGATCTCTACTGCCGCCGTCGCAAAGTCTCGGGCCTCCCCCTCCAAGAGGAGAATGGTCGCCTGAATAATTAGCATCTCTGTAGTAATCTGTCCGGTGGTTAGTCCACAAGATACCAAGAAGTTATTGGATCTATCATAGGCTAGGATAATTTCGCGGTCCGAGAAGCGGAAATGGTTATAGAAGACATCCAAAGTTCCCGTGATACAAGCCGCAGATCCACTAAAAGTCAGAAACCTATACCCTAAAACTTGAGGATCGGTAAGACTGGTCTTTTCGGTCCCATTGATTACAACCCGCTGAGGCCAACCCTTATACTCAAGCAACTCCCAGGTCTTCTGGTCCGCGGAAATCTGCGAAGCACAGGCAAAACTGGAGTTAGTATCGGATGAGTTGAAATAATCCCTCTCTATGATTCCGAAATCCCCTAAGGAGACTCGAATAGATTCCACAATCTCCCTATCCTGTTCTGTTAAAGCAATCTCAGGGGGATAGGACGCTGTGGAAGTTGGGACAGTGTATTCTGAAAAGATGCCCGTCTCTTGGGCCAGTTCGGAAAAGACACTACTGGCCAACGTAGAACTATTGTGGTACTGGGCCTTATAGTATGTGCCCGGGGTAGTTGCGGTATCTAAGGGGGCGTACGAACCAGCGCTAGTTAAGGTGATAGTAAATAAGGTGGTAAATGGACCATTAGCCGAAGTCGCGCTAAACACCAACAGCTGGTCGAAGACGGCCTCTACCGAAGTAACAGACCGAACTGTTATTGTAAGAAGACCGTTAATGACCGAGGTTATTTCTGGCTTTAGAACCGACGTCATCTATGGGGGTCCTCCTTAGTAGACTTGTTCCATCCTTTTAATAATATGGCGCATATGTCTTTCCTTACCACCAAAGTGCTGGGTAAGCGCAAGCGCCTTCTTAAGAACGGACCTATCTCTAGTCTTTTCTATTAGGCCCTGGGCTAGGTCATAAGGGGCTTCGATGATAGCGGACGGAGTAATAGTAATACCCTCAGCCGCATTAATATCTCGTCTCAAAGCACGACCTGCGCCCTTGGCGTCCTTAGATTTCTTGGAAGATTTACCTTTATCAGAAATAGCGGCCTCTTTAGGGGCAGCCTTCTTAGGGGCAGCTGTCTTAGCAGACGGCTTGGCTCCTAAAGGTTTTCCCTCATCTTCATAATAGCCCCAAGAACCTCTGCGAAACACATGGGTTTTGGCCCACTCGACAAACTCAAGGTCGTTTTTCAAACCACTCTTTTTTCCTACACTCTTGTAAACATCGTCAAGCTCTACTGCGCCTCCAGGGGGAATCTGCCTCTGGCAAACGAAATAAGCTTTAGTTCCTTCATTCTTTACGTACCCTCGTTGGGTTTCTTCCTTCGTTACTTGTGTCTTTACTTCTCCTGGCATAATATCTCCTCCCCTACTCCTTTGCGGTATTTACATACCTTACGTCATAATATTTATCAGTGTATTTGTCGATCACATTGTGAACAACATTTGACAATCTATGAACTACTAGGGCCATAAGCCCCAAGTCCAACCAATGTGTCCCTGTTAAAGGATAAGATGTATCCGTCAAAAGCACAACGGCTGCGGCTGCCCACACTGAAAAACAATAACCGCAACTGAAAAGCTTTTGAAACCAGTCGCCCAGCTTGAAAATAATATTCCGCATAGGCTTGAAAATATCTGACTTGATCACCAGTTCAGTGGTGAGTTCGGTCAGTAAAATACACAACAAAATCTGGGTCAATAAAACCAACATAACTTCTCCTTACTGGTAAACTATGGTACAGTTGGCTCCGTTAGCAAATGACTCGGTTAGTATAGTCAGTCCGTTAATGTTGTTGAAGATGAATCCAAATTCTTGGGAATTTCCGCGGGCGGTCGCCACGTCTATAATTGCAACAACCAAACCAGCGGCAGAGGCATTGTTGTAAATAGTAATCGTTCCTGCTGCGGAACTGCCTCCGTTTACCACAACTCTGAAAAGCTTAGCCGGACCGCTGCCTTTGAGAACAGTGGTAGTACTGGAGTCAATATAGTCGTGGCGTATAGCCTCTTCATATCTTTGTGTGTTGGGCATTTACCTTCTCCTTGTGGCTGGAACCCCGGAAACAGGGCGGGGAGACCTTGTTTAACCTAGGACTAACCGGGGCCCAGCTTGATTCTTGTTCCCATAAAAAAAGCCGGGAGGGGTCAGTAGCAAGACCCAAACCGGCTACTTGATCCCCTTAAGCTTGTTCCCAAAAGGGAAGAGGGCCGAAACCCCCTTCCCTTAGGGATTTCATTGAGATTACGATCGGTCAATAACTCCGAGTTGTAGCATTCGAGAGTCGAGAAGTGCGAATCCCACTTCTTCCCAGCCGAAGAAACCTTGCTTCTGCTGTCGTAGAAGGGTAGGATCGTCATGCGCCTCATATTCCTTTCGAATAGGCATAACGAGAGAGTCGTTTACAGAGAGATCGAATCCCCAAACCTGTGTCTCACCAGCGGCAGTGACGTTACCGTTAGCATCAACAGCGTTGACGTTAGTAGGCGTATAGTCATTGAAGTCGCCGGAGCCATCTACCTGGAAGATACCAAACGTAGTAGCAGCGGTATTGATGTTGAATCGACCCGTTGCACCTAGCTGGAATACTTCGTGTAGGTTGATGTTCCAAATTCGACCCATACCGGCAGCCTGGAAAATCTCTCGGCGAGTGATAGGATCGACCTGAGTATCAGTCCACTCACGTACGTCAGCGGCGTCCTCAGGGGAAATATAGAGATCAGTTAGGGATCGGCGAGTTCTCTTCATACCGACCATCATCAGGTTGATTAGTTCCTTGGATAGGAACTTCTCACCGGTAGACCCGGCAGGAACCTGAAAGATTGGAGCATTGCGGGATCCGAGTAGACCCTGACCAGCGAAGTTAGTCGTTCCACCAGGAACGATTACACGCCATCCAGACTCTTCCTCAAAATCGGCAATAGCTCGTGCAGCATTTCGAGCAGCGCGCTCGGGGATATCGATGCGGGAGTCTCGAGCGTACGTTACCTTCCAATCCGCCGAAACGGAAATGTTGAAGGTTGGTACGTAGACTTCCTCACCAACACCCTCAATGAAGTTCTGTGCGATGTATCCGAGACCGGGCAGTACGAATACTGGGATCTCGAAGTCGTCAGCAACTGGATAAACAGCCTGTGCACCAGGGGCAAGTCTTTCAACAGCAAAGAGCTGTCGCATAATTGACGCGTCACGAATCTCCTGGAGAATCGGAACAGTAAGCGCCTGTGCAAAGGCCTTATATGCTTCGACACCCTCGGGAGAGTCGAAAGCAGCAGTTGCGTGAAATAGTTCAGCAAGCTTTTGCTTGTCCATGACAATTCCTCCTTAGGGTTAGATTAGTAGTTTAATCCTTAGTTTTTCACCAGCAGCAACATCTGCTGCGGATAGTGTGTTTTGAGCAATAGCAACAACTGTACTGTTAACTGTATTCGTACCAGTCGGCGTTACAGCGCCATTGGCAGCAATATCTAGATCGTCGCCAGCGGCATAAGTAGTCGCAGTGTTATAGAAAGTGGTATCATATAGTCCAAGATGAGCGACCGCTACGGGATCACCCGTAAATGCATCAGAGCTTCCCAAATCACCAGGAAGTCTAAACCCAGTTGGGTGCGCGGAGGACTCGGCCTTGACGTTTTGCATCAAGAAACCGTACGGCTTGTTAACATTGCCGCTTGTTGAACCACTTACACATGCAACTAGCTGATCACCCGACAAAAACACAACACAACCTGCGGTCTCAGTACCATTTCCCTGGGACGTATCATGAACCAGGAACTGATTCTGAACTACAGGATCACGTGGGATGAACACCATGTGTCAGTACCTCCTTTAGGACTTATCTTCACGCTTTGCAGCGTAGTAGTCTTCCCATGCTTGGGTACATTCTTCCTTCAGGGACGCGCTCGGGCGAATCTCCTGATCCAATGATTTCGAGATTGCTTCTCCTAGGGACATCTTCACAGAAGCTGTCTCCTTCTTCGTCTCTTTGGTAGTTTCCTCTTTGGAAGCTTCCTCGGTATTATCCGAGTCTTCTTCTTCAGTGGTTTCAGGATTCTTTCGGTTATTGCTAACCTCAGCAACCTTTTGTGCTACTTCATTGACGAGAGAAATGCATTTGGAGTCGGCGGGATCACAACCAAGGCTCTGGGAAATCTCAGAGATTTCCTGAGCGGATAGTTCATTGATCTCGATCTCTTCATCTCCTTCTTCTGCTGAAGGGGAGGCATACTTGCTCTTCAGAGCAACAAGCTCACTCATGTAGGAAGCAAAATCCACATCCGACATGTCTCTGACCTTAGCATACTGCGCCTGGGCGGCTTCGTCATCTAGAGATACTCCAGACTCGGCAAGCTCTGCCATTCGTGTAGCTGCGGTCTCTTCGCGAGCAAGTGTATCTAAGGCGGCCTGGGCTACCTCAGCACGTTGCTTCCATTCTTCGAGTTCTTTTTCGAGTTCGACGATTCTTTCATTAGCAGCAACCTCACCATCGGTGGGGTCAGAACCATCTAGAGTCGCAAAGGCATCTTCGTACTCTTTAATTTTTGCATCCTTTGCCTCAAGGGATGCTCTTAGAGTCTCAAATGTTTCCTTTGCCTCTTTTAGAGCGGACGACGCTTCTTCACGAGCCTGCGCCTCTTCTCTGGAGGAAAGAACTCTTTCGACTTCAGCCTGGACAGCTGTGTTAAACTCTTCTTTGTTAAGTTCTGTCATATCGGCTTTTCCTCCTTATCAGGATTATTTTTTTTGTTTGCATGGCTGTCCCCCGACAGTTATCAAACGTATGCGCTCTTTGTGTCGCATTTCCTCTCATCTACTCCGTGGCCGTTTCCTTCACTAAAAATGTAGTGAACACATTAATTATGTAAGCTTAATCTGTACATCACCATTAGTGTGATAAAGTTCACCAACTTCCACACCGCCGTTACCGGCAGCTACGTCACTGGTGAAGTTTAATTCTGCTAGAGCCAGTCCGGTAACCGGACCTTTGCTTTCTAGGCCTAGCTTGCCCTTATCACGGAACAGGGTTCCCGAGGCGGTGATGAAACTTCTTTGAATATCTGGCTTTGCCATTTTTCTGTTCCTCCTTCTAGAGTTTTTCTTGTAAGAATCAGCTGATTTTTGTTAACTAATGTTTTACCAGGGCCTCAAGGACCCCGGCAAGGCCTATTTCGTCATGTTTCAGAAAGCAACAGGCGGCTCCTGCATTCATCATGTCATTGTTACGAAGATCACTCGCTGAGAATCCAATGATATGCGCTTTCTTTTTCTCTGGTTCAGCTTTTTCAATCTCTCTACGATAGGCTACAAGGTCTGCCCCGTGCTCAAAACAGGACTCTCCTCGTTTACCATACTGGAGGCCCAAATAGTAATCCATCAAAATTGCATCCCAATCTTGCTCCAAAGCATCTAGAGCAGTAGGGATTGTCTTCACATTTGTGAATTCAAAATTCTCCATTGAAAGTATCTTTGCAAGCTCTCGCATCACAAAGTCGTATGATACTTTCATGTCTTCAACTACCAAAATTCTCAACACCATGTTAAGTAAGCTTAATCTGTACGTCACCATTAGTGTGATAAAGTTCACCAACTTCCACACCGCCGTTACCGGCAGCTACGTCACTGGTAAAGTTCAGCTCTGCTAGAGCCAGTCCTGTGACCGGACCTTTGCTTTCTAGGCCTAGCTTACCTTTATCACGGAATAAGGTTCCCGAGGCGGTAATGAAACTCCTTTGGATATCTGGCTTTGCCATTTTAACATCCTCCTTATGCTGATTTCCTTGTAAGCATCAGTTGATCTTTCGTAACGAAAACTTCTCCAAATTTGAATTGCAGTTTGGATAGAAATACGATCGTTTCATTCTCATTCAGAATTTCCACAGCCTTCTCAACCGCCGCTTCGCGATCGTATCCAACCTCAATTACATCGGGGCCCTCGCCTACGAAAAGAACAAAACCTCCTACCTTTTCGCGCTCGGCGGAGGGTTCTAATGCTTGGGCAGTTTTGAAAGCATCCATCTTCTTCTGGTACCTAATGACCTTGTTCGAAGTTATGACTGAGGAGGCCTCTATTGGCTCACTTATTATTCTGAAGTTTTTTTTTCCACTGCTACAAAAGATCGAAGAGAATTTCTAAGTTCCTCTGCGTCTGCTCGGATCCTAGATACCTGACCATGTCTGATAGTCGGGGCGCTTGCTACATCCTTACTCAATACAGGATTCGCCATGACTGTCACGAATGTATTACTCGGGGCGTCGTCGATGTGCTCTCTTACTGTCTTGGTAAGAGTGTTGTCGCCTTCATCCCGGGTAGTTCTATTCCTAACGTTCCTTAGACACTCAGGAGCCTTAGATGTTGCGCCAATGACGGGGCAAGCCTCTTCAAATAGCGCACACCAATGCTCATGTACGACCTGCCCTTCTGACTGGTCAAGCGCATTGAACTTAGTTACTCTCTTCTTGAAACTCTTACATACACTGTCTGGGAAGGAAGATATTGAACCAGGACCGCCAATTCCAGGGCCTGTCCAACGTAGAGCTGCATCTTCCTTTCCACCGACAGTTAATACTCGCTTAATTCCACCGGTTTCCTTATCCAGTTCTACATATACTTGGTCTGTAACTTCCATGTCTCCCTCTTCTGACACTACCTTAACTTTCGCAGTGACTTCCTCTTGTGAGGCTTCTTCCTTAGCGGAAGATAGTTCTATTTTATGTCCTCGTAGGTTATCAATATTCTCTAGATTGATTACCTGCTCACCTTTTTCCATAATTTCCTTGTGAGCTGCCGTCTCCATAATAATGGAGTGGGGGTTGGCAGGATTCTTTACAATTCCCATACCACTAAAGGTAATGTTGCGTAGAACCCTAGAAACGAAATGCTTACCTAAGGCCTTCTTGCCCGCCATAACCTTAACAAAACCGCCGATGAGATCATCGGGATCATATCCTAACGCCTCTGCCTCATCTCTGGTAATAATCTGGTCCCCAACTTTGAGGTCGAAGTCCTTGAAGAAACACTCCATGCTAACTTTCCAATCACCGGCGGCAACTTCCTCTGCCAGCTCCGGGAAGCGCATCTTATGAATCACGCCCGCTATGCCTATGTCTATGTCCAGGGAGTCAGGATCATTTGCGGACTCTTCATACTCGGCCATTACCTTGGCTGGGTCAAAAGTACTACCATCTTTGTAAAGAAAATCACATGAATAGATGTGACCAATTACCTTATCTTCCTCGTGCTCAAGGTCGATGGCCTTATTCACAACCGTGGTGTGGGCTTTCATCATCTCAGAAGGAAGGAAATGGGCACCATTCTTGTTAGTTCCTGCTGAAACTAGAATGGAATAGATGTAGGATAGATCTTCCTGCTTCTCACCATCTGGGAAACTCAAGAAGGCTGCCTTCTCAACAGCCGCCTTCTCCACTTCCTCCTGAACCTGGATGGGTGCATAGACTCTAACTCTGTTCTCTTCTACCATTTTCTCCTCCTAAACTTGGGCAGTGGGTTCTGGTAAGGCCGCTGCCTCCTCTTCTGAGTTTTGTTCCTGGTGCCCGTTTAGCAACTTATGCAGTTTGTCTAGATTGCTTAGTGTTTTCACTTTGCAAGCTTGTCTTTCCTGCTTAATCTCTACCACTTGGGCTTCCATAGCTTCAATGTTTTGAATAGCAGACATGGGATTTCTATCCTCCGTTTTTTTTGAAGACCTTGATAAGAAGGTCAATTGACTTGTCGAGCTTCTGGGCCAATTCTTCGTAATCTTCTTTAGTCTCAGTAACATCTTGTACTCTCTTTTCGTAGAGTTCAAGCAGCTGGTCCTGTTTCTTTTGATTAGAACGAAACAGATAAGCTATAACTGCCGCTTCAACTACGGAAACCAGGGCGAAAAATCCACCTGACTGGAATATATGAGTTAGAAAATCCCACATTCAGCTGTTGCCCCCTTATTGATTTAGTTTTGATCGACAAATGGCTATCGCGGCACTCTTTATACTCTGATCCTTGAACGTCTTACCGCTCTTTCTGATCCGAATTTTAACATCTTGAATACAACGTTCCATTTTGCCTATAAGCTTAAGGGGTTCTGCAAACTCGTTGAGCTTCTTCTTCGGCTTCTTAGGTCTGAGGTGCGCAGGCATGTCCTCAGGTCTAACGAAATTATCGCCGATGTCGCCAGCTACATCTATGGGGTCCCCGGGAACACACATGTTGAGTGTTTCGTCCAATACCCACCCATCAGGACATTCTAGCGTCCCAACAGGATCCTGACCCTCAACGTTGGTGATCGGAATGCAAGAACCAGACTTGGGGTCAAAGACCTCCTGTGGCTGGCACAGCGGATGAAACTCGGCCGGGTTAGTAATCTGGGCCTTAGACCACCCGCTTAGGATTTTTTTTCAATTCTCTCCGCCACTACCTCTCGGGCGTGGAATAGGAGATGGTCGATAGCATCCTCAATGGCCTTATCAGAGAATCCCTTGACGGCTGTTGCGCGGAATAGGGAGTTTCGTAGTCGAGCCACATCCACAGAAGCGGTGTCATACGGGTCCTCTACGCCGGGGGTGTGGTGCATCAGGCTGCGTCGAGTGTCACTTACTAGAGAAGGCGGGAAAGCAGCGTTAGGTAGTTCCTTTGCAAGAACCTTGCTCTTCTCCTGCTCGCCAAGTCCCTTGATGATCTCATCAAGAACCTGAATGATCTGAGCGGTTGTAAGCTCATCCGCGACAGACTTAGGATTCTGAGGGCTTGCTCCGGAAGGTCGATCCTTGTCCATAGAGTCAATTGGTCGACAAACCTTGCTCTTAGCGTCCCAAGCAGTATTGGGCGGGCAGTCCGTAGGATGCTGTACCTTACCTGCGGGAGGCTTAGTCAGCCCTTCTCTCATAGCAGGGTTAGCGTCTGCATCTTCCTGCTCACTACCCTTGAAGGCACCCTTTCTGGGCATGCACTTCTTGGTAACAGGATTCATGAACTGTCCCTCAGGGCAGCCAGGGCCTTTCTTCTTACCAGGGCCGTTTGTGGTGGTCGTGGTAGGATGTGCGGCTCCGTCTTCGTCTTCTTCAGACTTGCTCTTCTTGGTGAACGGTACAAAACCCTTCTTCTTCTTCTTACCATTCTTACCATTCTTATCGTCGCCATCCTTACCATTCTTCTTATCTATAATCTTCTTAAGGAAGTCAGGAAGGGCGGCTTCTTCTTCCTCAGACTTGGTCTTCTTGCTACTGTCTAGAGGAATGCACTCGTTTCTATCCTTATTCCAAATCGTGTCCTTAGGACAGTCGATAGGAAGTCGGACAGGCCGACCCTCAGGCTGAGCCGTTAGGTCGCGCTGAGCAGCCTCATCCTCATTAGCCTTATCCGTAGTGGAGCCAGGCTTCTGAGAAGGATCTAGGGGCACGCAACGTCGATTGCTGAAATCAAAGAACTCTCCGGGAGGGCAATTGAACCCAACCGTATCTCGGCGTCCTTCCGGCTGCAGAGCGACAACAGCCTCGTGTCCGTTTGCTGCAACCTCTTCTACAAATCCACGGGTATGTCCGCATCTATTTGATGCCGCATCCCACTTCATTCCAGGAGGGCAAGGCCCTTGATTCTGAGCTTCTGCCCGATAAACCTCAAGTCGTGTAGTGTCTTTCTTAGTTTCCATGGTTATTAGCTCCTGTACCACGGCCGCGAATTCTTCCGCAGTGTTGGCCTTGCCAAAGTTTAGTACTTCTATGCCGCAGGTCTTAGCCCGGGCTAAAATCTTTCTTCGTAGAGTTCCCTTCTCACTAGAGGTAAGTCCTTTACCCTGATTAAAGCGGGACATTGCATTACGCACACGCCCACAAGTATCTAGAGGGAACTTTCTCTTTCCAGGAACACCAAAGGCGCTATCAGGTAGCGCCTTTCTCTGCCCTCCCTTAAGGGGGACTGCGGTCTCAGTACTTCCGAAATCGTCAAGCTTTTCTACCCTGTGCTCCTCAGGTACAGCAACTCCGGGATGTTGAGAAACGTACTTCTCACCATTGTGCTCTCCTGATTGAGGAACAATCTCAAACTTCTTCACAGTATGGCTGTGCATGGGGTGTCCGCCGATAGAGGTAACTCCATTACCATCCATGTCTAGCGTTGCCACATGCTTATGCCCATCTATTGGGTCTGAGGAAGTTACTGCGAGTCTAGCAAAGTTAGCCACGGCCTTCTTAAACTCGTCATCAAAATCTTCGGATGCCAGAACCGTATCCTTGTTTAGAGGAATGCACAGTCTCAACTTACGATCAAAGAACTGGTCGGTGGGACACTCAAAATTCACAGTATC